GCACTGGTTCGTTTACCTTGTCAGGGCAAGATGTTATATTTGATGCGGGCGCAAAGCTTATTGCTGACGTTGGTTCGTTTGCGTCAAACGGCCAAAACGTATCTCTTAAAAAATCTATTACTGAAAGTTTTGGTGCGGGTTCGTTCGCCTTAGCTGGTCAAGACGCTAGCTTGGCTCAAGTTACAAACTACAACTTTACAGCAGATCATGCTTCGTTTGCTCTGACTGGTCAAAGCGTTGCCTTTATAAATGGTAAGTCAATTATTTCAGATGTTGGAAGCTTTGCTTTAACAGGGCAGGATTCTTCTTTAGTTTATATTAAGGCTATTGTTGCTAACCCAGATATAGATGTTGCTACTGAAGCAATAATCTATAGCTCTACTTCTCAGGTTTTAATAACAACAAGTTTCAATGACGTTATTCTTCATGATGATATAGTGTTTGCAAATGTAGCTTAAACTATTGTAGTTAAGGGAAAAGGAATGAGGTTATGACATTTTATATAAAACAAAATGATACAAGACCCATCTTGTCAGCCACTCTAGTTAATAGTGATGGTAGTGTGCCAGACTTAACTGGCTCTACTGTTCTGTTTAAGATGAGAAAGTTAGGTGAGTCTTCAGCTAAGGTAGATGCAGCGGCTGCTGTAACTGGGGCAACAACAGGCGATGTTCAATACACTTGGATTGCAGCTAACACAGATACTGTTGGAAGTTATGAGGGTGAAATTCAAGTTACTTTTGCTGGTGGCGGTGTGCAGACTTATCCAAATAGTAGATACATAGAAATAGAAATTGTGGATGATATAGCATGACTAAACAAACTGTTGCTTCTGCACATAATAGAATTGATGCTGTTGAGAAACAGTTAATAGCTATGAAAACTGAGATGGATATCCAATTTAAAGATTTGTTTAATCGTGTAAAGCGGCTTGAGGCTATTATGATTGCAACAAGTGCATTCATTATTGCTTTGCTTTTGCGAATGAACATGATGAGCTAAGTTATGTTAGCTGAGTTAGCCGCAGCCAACGCAGCTTATTCTACAATTAAAAAGTTTGTATCTAATGGCAAGGAAGTTAGTGACTTTCTTTCGCCACTTAAAAATCTTGTTGGTGCAGAAGAAGATCTAAAAGCTAGGGGCAACCGCAAGAAAGACGGTTTGTTTTCTAAAGTTATGGGCAAGTCTGCTGATGACTTTGATGAGTTTATTGCACTGCAACAGATACAAGAGCAACGAAAAGAATTAGAATCTATCTGCCGTTTGTATGGCAAGCCCGGCACTTGGGATTCTTTCTTAGCTTTTGAGGCTAAGATGCGCGTTCAGCGAAAGAAGGAAGCTGAGCAAAGACAGAAGCAGATAGCTGCTACAATTAAATATATTTCTTGGGGCGTGATTGCTTCGTTAAGCGTTGGCGGCTTTGCTGTTTTGTATTTCTTAACTGAGTTTTTAAAGGGAATGAAATGACAAAGGCTATGGATAAGATATTAGCATGGAAGATAATGCCACGCGTTATGATGCTGGTTATGACCATTATGTATATACGAGTTGTTGAATGGTTTATGTCTCTTCCGCAAGATGTGGTCAGCACTCAAGCTACTGCGCTTACAGCAACTGTTACGGGCGCGCTAACAGGTGCGTTTGCAGTGTGGGTGGGATCTGAAAAATGATTGGTCAGATTGTAGGCGCATTAGGTGGTCTTGCTAGTAGTTACATAGACGGTAAGACTGCTGTTCAGAAGGCTAATGCGGAGATCAAACTCAAGCAAGCTACTGGTGAGATGGACTGGGAGCAGTCAGCAATAGAGGCATCAAAGGATTCTTGGAAGGATGAGCTATGGACTATAGTTTTTGTAGCTATTCTTTGCATGAATTTTATTCCCTCTATGCAAGATGTAATGGCACAGGGCTTTGCTAATTTAGAAACCACACCGCTCTGGGTGCAGTGGGGAATGTATGCTTCAATAGCTGCAAGCTTTGGAATCCGTACAATGAAGGGGTTAAAGAAATGAGTTTTAAATTATCGCAGCGCAGCCTTGATCGAATGGACGGTATAGATGAGCGCATGATTTCTGTAGTTAAGTTTGCAATTACGGCAACGAAGACAGACTTCGGGGTTATTCAAGGCATGCGTACTCTTGAAATGCAGAAAGCGTTAGTAGCTAAGGGCGCTAGCCAGACTATGAAATCAAAACATTTAGATGGATTGGCTGTTGATCTGATGGCTTACATTGAGGGCCGTGGTTCTTGGGAGCTTAATCTCTATGACGATTTGGCTGACGCTATGAAGGAAGGTGCTGAAGCTGCTGGTGTGGCTGTGCGTTGGGGAGCAGCTTGGCATGTACCTGACATTCGTAAGTGGGAAGGCACAATGGAAGATGCTATGAATGCTTACGTTGATAGACGAAGAGAGCAAGGGCGAAGGCCATTCATTGATGGCCCTCACTTTGAGTTAATGCTTTAGGCTATTAATTTTATCTGCGTGACGAGATAAAGTTTTTAAAGTTAAGGTGCGACTGTATCCCATAAAGGACATGCGTCTGCATATATGCTCTCTGCTTTTGCCTTCTAAAGCTAGTCTGATTATTTCTTTTGTTTCTGGCTTGGCATCTTTGCCACCCATATAATAATTAGTATTGTTTTGTTTTAAGAATCTGCTTTGGCCATCTCTTTCCTTGGCTCTTTTATTAACTTGCTTTGCGTCTTCAAGCATTGCAGCTAGTAACTTCTCATTCATAATTGTTTTCTCCCTTGCTCTACGACAGGCCAGAATATGTTGTTGCGGTGAATAAAATTATTTAATCCAGTTAGCTTTACGTCAAGAATTTTTGCTGCTTGTGTTTGAGTGCAGCGAGATTTTGCTAATGCTTTTACTAGCTCTATTTTTTCACGGCGATGTCGAGTTTCTATTTGCTTCCATGTTTCCATGCTGTTTCCTTTGGGTAAAAAAAAGCCCCGCTATGCAGAGTGATCTGACTAAGCGAGGCAGTTGTGAGGAGGGCAGGACGTCCCTCTGGAGAACTAAGCTTAGCTTAGAACGGAATGCTATCTTCTGACAAGGGTGAAGATGCAGATTTTTTACTTTGTTGTTTGTCGCTTATCTGAAAGGACATATAAGGTTTACCATCTTTCATGCGTCTCCATCCAGCAATTCGCTTTTCATCTGGTGATCCTTTTTCACCAACGGGGCCAGAGTAATCGGGTGCTGCATCATTGCCCTTCTTGTCGTTGTCAAACATGATTGCCATCTTTTGATAGACTTCGACAATGCTACGCCCATCCTTGGCTTGGTCTTTGACAAGAACTACTTTTGAATCTACGCCTTCTACATTGACCTTACCTTGTAAAATCATTTGCTGTGTTGGGAATGGTGTGAAGGCTGCGCCTCTATTTGTGTCATCGTACTGTTGATCTGCCATGCTTCTGGCTCCTGTGTTATGTGACTACCAGCCACTGCTCTTGTTACCACTATCTTGATCGTACTTGTTGCCATCCATCTTACCTAAGAAGATGTCAGCATCACATCCAATGTGCGACAGTGCTTTGGTTAGGCCATCAGTGATAGCCATCTTCGGTGCATCTTCAGCCATACGACCCTTAGCTGCATCAAAGAATTTACGGCACCCTGTAAAAGGGCCAAATGAATTTGCTGGTGATGTATGCCAGACAGTAACATGCGCTAACACAGCGCTGTCTCCGTTGCTTACAGGCACAATCTCTGTTGTGTTGTGCCAGCCCCAGCCATCACCGACTGCTCCGAACTGTTCGGTCATCTTTCTGACTTGGTATTGCGGGTCGATGGCGGTGAATGATCGGCTGCCGAAGCTAACCTTCTTCAGATATTTGGGGTCTGAAGAGGCTAGCTTGTCCCAGATGTCGAGGTTATTAGTCATTGTTGGTTCTCCTTGTTATGCGGAGTGATCCCCGCTTGTCTCGTTTGATTGTAAGGTGGTCGCAGTAAACTTCTCGTTCGTTACTATCGACCATGTTTTTAAGATCTTTCTTTGCGTTCTCGAACACGCGGTTGTGTTCGTACCCGTTGATGTAGGTAACTGCTGCGTCGATAAACTGGTTGTCTGTGTTGGCGTTTCGCTTGACCATGTTGTCCACCTCAACCTTGTTAATGGAGATGTCTGGCGTTTGAATACCAATCGGTTCTTCGTCGCGTACAACGTAACCCCAGAAGTCTGACACCACTGCCCACATAGAATTGAAATACTTGTGGTTGTACGAGACATAAGTTGATTCCCACTTGTTGTTACCAAAGATTACTGAGAAGTATGCACCATCTGTATCTGACAAGTAGCAGTACAATTGTATCTGTGGCATGTAGTATTCGATAATGTCATCTATATTTTTGTATGGATTGGTGTGCTTGGCTTCAACAATGCGAGATCCCCAGCGAGCATCTATCATACCTTTAGCTGGCACAGTGCCAATCATATCTTCTAGTTCTTCTTGATGCCCAGACAGTACGCAATTATGCTCTTGCTCAAACCATTTAAGATTGAAGTCTTCAGTCCAGCTACCAAGTTGTACTGCAATATTGCGAGACAAATCGTCTGACTCTACGCGACCAGTTTTGATTTGCCATAGCTCAAGCCATTTGCCTTGCATAATTTTTACGCAGTCACTGCCGCCTATGAAACCTTTGCGGTTCATTTAGTTCTCCTTTGTAACCATTTAAATGGCTTTCTATTTGTACACCCTACTGCATATGCGCAGCTTACTCAAGATATTTTTTGAAGTCAGCGTGGTGTAAGTCAGTAAGCTCAAGAAGTTTTTTCCTCTGCTCACCTTTAAGATATGACTCGCCAACAGGCTCACCATTCTTAATACGCTTGGCTATAATTTCATACTCATCTAGTACATAAGAATATTTTTTGTATTCTTTAGCGTAGTGTGGTGAGCTTGTTGCTTTTGTAATGTGTGCATCCCACACACTGCTAGCTACAGCAGCGCCTATTGATTTAGGTTTCTTCATGGCTTGTAATACTCCGCTATTTTTTTACCGCTTGGAAGTTCGATCATAGTTTTTTCTATATAATAACCAGAAGTTTTAAGCTCAGATATTCTAGCTGATAATCTAAAACAGCCAAACAAATCTAATGCTTCTAATGATGTTAATCGTTTACCTTTTTCAAGGTAAGCTTTTATCATCTTGTTTTGATTTTCCATGTGCGTTCTCCATGAATGTTAGGAATTGTTCGCCAGTCATTATGACTAACGTTTGCGGACTGCCTGTCCGTCTTTTGTAGAAAGCAATGTCTCGCTTATCTAATACTGTGTATGGGCTGGGGAAGTTAGATTTGTCCCTATACTTTACTTCTCCCACCAGTTCTTGACCGAAGAGTTCAAGCTTGATGTCGCCGCTATACTCTCCTCCCAAACTGCCTGAGAGGGGTTGCCTCTTGGCTTTGATACCCGCTTTCGTAAGCCAGTCGACGAACCACTTTTCGTGGTAAGTTCCTTTGTTCTTGTTACGATTTGCCACTTGTCCTCCTCATAGCAATGAAGGCAGACGTACCAATGCTTTTCGTATGTACCGCCGCTATTGTTTTTAAGTATTGCAACGAACCAAATTGTTTTTGTTTCGCAAGCAATGCAGTTAATAGCTTGTGCTTTTTTCAAGCTTTAAACTTAGATCTAATTGAAATGTTCTTGCGCTTTGATGGCCCTACTTTCTTTGCGTACTCTTTCATTTCATTAGCCTTGTGTAGATACTCAATAGCATTTGAAACTTTACTTGCTGTTTCATATCTAAGCTCAGACACTAAGTTAATTGTACGATAGTAAGTTGATGTTGGTACATCAGCTTGCTTGAATGCTGCAAGCAAAGGGATATCGCACCCCTCTGCTTTGTCTTCTAGATATTTGAGATATGATTTCATGCTGCATTAGTGCAGCACTTCATTCATCGTTGTCAAGATCTTCTGGTTCTATCTCGATCTCGCAGTCACCATTGCAGTTGAAGCAGGTGTCTTTGTATTCTTCTTCGTAGCCTACATCGACATCGAAACCTTGCCTAATAAACCTAGTGTAAGTCAGAGTGCCATGACCGTAGCACTCTGGGCATTCAATAAGGGATGTGGTCATCAACATCTGGTATGTCATGGTTGTCCTCCCAAGCTTTAGTTGCACGTTGCAGAAACTTCTCACGATTAAAACGTGGGTTAGTTTTCTCTAGCTCATCAGCTATTGAGTGTAGGTGAGACGGCCAACCTACCATTGGCCCAATTGTGTCTGCAATAAATTCATAGTGTTGTTTACTCATTCGCATTTTTGTTCTCCATTTTCCACACACGAATACCGTTATCAACTTTTCTAGTTACTGCTTTATAACCCATTCTTATTATAGTCTGAGTAAAGCTATTTGCTTTTTTTCTATTTTTAAGAACAACGCTATCTCCAACCTCCATTTGTTTTATAATCTTTGACAAATGACCTGACCCGATATGTCCGTGTTTAGATATTGGAATATTCTTTTCAATTTTATAGTTCATTGTAGTTCTCCTTTCATTTGGCAAGTAGCCATGCAAAATTCATACACTCCATTAGCTTTATATGAATGAAGGTTATCAATAAGTCCGTCATTAAGTTCTTGCTCTGCTACAGCAAAGGCTTTAGCTTTTGTTTTGAACTTACTGGACAGCCGCAATGGGCTGCCCTCTGTTTGTTTGGTGTACCACCAAGAGCTTTTCTTTTTGTATACTTCGCCGTGTCTCATGCCATCTCCTCCCATTGTTTTGACTTCATTGCGCTGGCAATCTGTAACTCACGATTGTACTTAGCAATCTCTGGCTTACGCAGATCTTGTGTATGCGTAGCCCAGTAAGTAAGGCAGTTGTATAGTGCCCATTTGTTAGAGCCGAGGTTGCTGCGCTCGCCGCTCCAAAGACTTAGCAAGTTTTCTAGTTGCTTTTCGTTGGTCTTGGTGACTGACTGCTGACGTGTGAATGTTTTGCAGACAGTCTTCTTAAAGAAGTTTTCGATCTGTGGTTGCTCTAGCTTGGTTTGCATCCAGCTTTGCCAGATATCCTTGCGAGATTGAAAGTGCTCAAGTCCATTGACTACCTTGGCTGCTGCACCTTCGACGTTGATGGATGCAGTGTGCTTGTATCTACTACGCGCTACTGTGTCAGGTGTAGTGCAGCCATTGAGACACCATAGCCGTAAGCCATTGGCTTGCTGAGAGAAAGACCAAGATGCATCGTAGCTATTGAAGAAGCTGACTCGGAACTTAACGTAGTCACCGACTGCTGGTTCAACAGTAAGATTATTAAATAGTATCTCACCTCTTAGTTTGCGACCGTCCTCAAGTACATCGACGCTTACTTCATAATCAGCTGATAGATCTGCTGACTTTACTCCGTCGAGAACTGAGTTGACTACATCATCGTGTGATACAATCTTGTAGCGTGATCCGTGTACGCCTAACACCTGATCGGTGTCGGTACGCACAACAGCTTGATGACCAGCAATAATATTGCCAAGCTGATCGTGAATTGGTTGTTGTTCAACTGGAAAGTTGAAGTCACTCATTGAGAAATGTTTCATGTTATACCTCTTCTAGTTTTGCATGTATGTCTGCAAAGCAAACTGCAATTTGTTCCATTGCATGTGGTGTGGTGCAATTAGCAATTGCACTTGTGTTATCTTTAAGAAATTTATGGATCGCATCGATGTCACCTTTGGTAAACATTACAGACAAAGGTAGATCTGCGTAGTCAATGTAGTTGAGTCTCATGTTAGTTCTCCGTGGGTTATGTACTGCATTATTGCAGTGACAATAGTTAAAGTCATTATTTACGTTACGTCACTATACTATATTACTCGGACGCTTTTGGTTTTCGTTTTGGTTTTATTGCTGGCACTTCATGTTTATGAATGACGCATTGTATTTCACCATGAACAAGTGATGAATTGTTTTCTATAAACTTGTCGCAATCTTCGGGTGAATTGAATGCAACGAATGCAATCCATATAGTTTTTAACATTTTGTTTCTCCTGTTGTTTGAATCATCTTATAATATTTTAGTCATGAAATGTTGGCACAACTTGCGCCAAATTACTCTCACCGTAGTTAGCCGCAGTCTGGGGGGAGAACTCTGGGGAGGGAGTGCCATTGCACGATACGCGACCATGCCCGAGGAACGAGGAATAGCATGGCGCACTTTTTATTTTATCAAAAAATGGCACGGGGGTGGGTGGGTGGAGTGACATATTTTGATAGGAGACTGCATGGCTCAATGCCATGCTTTCTCCTGCCTGTCGCTATCAAGCGATGCTTCATATGGAGTGAGGACACCACATTGCAAGCGGATGTCATCTGCATCTAGCCACAGGTCGTCGTCATATAGGAAGTCGTCGCTATCATTTGGCGGGATGTTTGGTAATTTAAGCATTGTTTTTTCCTCTGGCGAATGAGGCCCGTAGCGAAGCGGAGGGCCGAAGAATTTTTAGGGCGACCGTTTGGCCGCCCCTTGTTGGTTTATGTTGTGCGCTGCTATGCAACATCTGCGATTGTCTCAACGCCGTTTGTGTTGGCCGTCTGATCGGCGGGCGGTGTGATGCCAAGCGCCGCCATGTCTGCCGCGATGTCAGCGGGGATGGCTTGTGGCTGCTGATTTATTGGTACGTTGCCCTCGTTTTCTCCGTAGGCAATGTAAGACTTGCCAAAGGTTTCAGCGTAGTAACCGCGCAACTGGTCTTGCATGCGATCAAACAATGCGAGCTTGCTTTGCGCTGCGCGTGCCTCTGAGACTGCCGCTTTTAGCTGCGTTAGTCCGATCTCGGTGCCATCGTTGCGGCGCATTGCATACTCTGCGCGTTCCTTGGTGCTCATGGCGTAGGCGTCATGGCCCTTGCGGGATGTCTTCAGCCAATAGAGCTTATCAATGATGGCCTCAACAATAACGCGGCGGTCAAATTGGCAAGTGTCTGTTACTGTAAACTGGCGGTCGCGGTATAGCGTTTCATCTGTCGTGATGTGGTTTAAGAAATCCGTTACTGGGTCGGTTTGATTAGTGCGGGTTTTGTTGGCATCGGCTGCGGGGTTTGCATCAACGCGCAAGCTATTTAGTTGGTTCTTTGTGTGTTGGAAGTCTTTTTCCGCGTCTATAGCTAGACCGTTTGCGCGTTCAACCATTGCAATCAATTCGGCTTTTGTGTGGTTTTTTGTAGCGATTTCATAAGCAGTCATTTTAGTTCTCCATTTTAAGCGTTAACTTTTGTGTGTTTCTCGTAATTTGAACCGGCCCGAAGTGAGGGGCTGGACAACTCCGACAGGGAATTGCCATGGTTCTGGAGTCAAGACGCAACCACGTCCGTCTTGACTGCAGGTTCTGGCTGTTCCATGACGGTGGGGGCCAGACGCGAGCTTCGGAGTTGGTCCAAATTCTTTTTATTAGTCTTTTTCTGCTTCTTACTTTAGCCATATGGGGGAAGCGTATAGCTGGGGGAATCGGGCAAGATTCCCCCTACTTGATGGCCCAATGGTGTAAGCCATTGGTTAACAGCCAGCTACCTTTTACCTTGCGATAGCCGACGAAGGAGGGAACGATACTCACCTGAAAGGCAGAGACTTTAGGCTCTGTTCATGAGTAGCGCGGCCATCGCCCAAATGGTGTCAACTGTAATAATCAGGTGTGACGTAGGGTAATAAGGATAGTTACGTTACGTCACTATTGACAGCTCTATAAGAAATGGTGTCGTAATGGGGGGAGAGAGGGAGAGGGGGGCTAGCGAATGAGACATACGATAGATGTTTTAATAATGACTAAGCTTAGAAAACAGGGGTGACATGGTTCCAGCAAACAGGAAGCTGACTGATAAACAGACGGCGTTAGTAGACACGATTGTAGCAAAAGGTTGTACGATAGCACAAGCAGCAGATCTGGCTGGATATGCTAAGGGTGAATCTGGAAGAGTAACTGCAACTAAGACGATGAAGTTGCCACATGTGCAGCAGTACTTGATGCAGCGGATGAATGATGAGTTTGGATTGAGTGCTACTTTGGCTGCTGGTACAGTGCGTAGGTTGGCTACGAGTGCTAAGTCTGAGTACGTTCAGCTTGAGGCTAGTAAGGATTTGTTGGATCGTGCTGGGTATAAGCCTATTGATCGTTCACAGGTTCAGGTGGCTGGGGATATCAAGGTGTCCATTGATCTAGGCTGAGTTTGTTTGTCCCGTGCAACCGTTTGGCTGGTGGTAACTTAGCTAGGGGGTGGCCCCGAAAACTCGTGACCTTGGATGTCTATGTGATCCCCTACTCACATTTTTCTTAAAAAAGGTTCTCAAAAAATATTTTATCTGTTAAGGGTGAGAAATGAGATATTCTAAGAAGCCTGAGAAGATGCCCATTCGGAAGTCTAATTCCAAGGCAAAGCTTTTATTGAAGAGTAAAGGTTATGGTCGCAAAAAAGTATCAGAATCCTAAAGGTGGTTTAAACGCTGCTGGTCGTAGGTATTTTAAAAATAAAACTGGTGCTAATTTAAAGCGGCCTCAACCTGAGGGTGGGCCTAGAAAGAAATCTTTTTGCGCTAGGATGAGTGGTGTTAAGGGGCCAATGAAAGATGAGAAGGGTCGTCCTACTAGGAAGGCTTTAGCTTTACGAAAGTGGAAGTGTTAATGCCCAGTAGCAAGAATTATGTTCGGGATTATTCTAAGGCTGGTGAGGGCAAGTACGACAAGTCTTCTAAGCGCATGGAGGATAATCGAAAGCGTAAGAAGGCTCGTTACAAGATGGAGCAAGCTGGCATTGCCAAGCGTGGTGATGGCAAGGACGTTGACCACAAGAACGGAAACCCAAGAGATAATTCTAAAGGTAATCTAAGAGTTGTTGGCAGGGCTGTGAATAGATCTATTAAGCGCAATAAGAATGCGGGAAAGGCATAGCTATGTGTTTTGGAAATACTGGGCCTAGTGCTTCAGCGCTATATGCGGCTCAGAAGCCTGAGTTCGGTGAGTTACCTTCTTTATCTATAGATAAAGCCAAGAGGGATAAGCCTAAGCTAGAGGATGTAAAGCGGAAGGGTTATCAGGCTCGTTCTTTGCTGATGCCGAATGGATCTAATTATGGATAGGCAAGATAGAGATCGGTACGATAAGTTAAGCAGAGAGCTTGATGAAGTTGAGAGAGCTAAGAATAATACTTTGTTAAAAAAGTTTAAGCGCAAGGTTGAGCGTCTTTACAAGAGTGAAGACAAAATGCGCGATGAGAGTGAAACAGCAAAGCGTGGTCAGCGAGTATTAAGTGGTCGTCATTATTCTTTGCTAAGGCAAGTAGAAGAATTAGAAAAATATATGAATAAGGATTAATAGCTATGCCAATGGGAAAAGGTACTTACGGAACTAAGGTTGGTCGTCCTAAGAGTTCTATGTTGAAGGGTAAGAAGAAAAGTTTACCCGCTTCTTTAAAGAAAAAGATTATGGCGGCAAAGAAAAATGGCGGTTAATGCCGCTGGTAATTATACCAAGCCTAAGATGCGGAAGTCTTTGTTCAACAGAATAAAGGCTGCAAATGTTCAAGGCACTGCTGCTGGCAAGTGGTCAGCAAGGAAAGCGCAACTTTTAGCAAAGCGTTATAAAGCTGCTGGTGGCGGCTACAGATGAAAGCTCCGCAGAAGTCATTGCTTAACTGGGGTAAGCAGAAGTGGCGTACCAAGTCTGGCAAGAAGTCTAGTGAGACTGGTGAGCGTTATCTTCCTAGTAAGGCTATCGCTGCTCTTAGTGATTCTGAATATGCAGCTACAACCAGAGCTAAACGAAAGGGTAAGGCAGCGGGTAAGCAGCATGTGGCTCAACCGAAAGCTATTGCCAATAAAGTAAGGCAGTACAGAACATGAGTTTTACTTCTACGCTAAAGCCAGAAGAGATTAGTATGCTGCGTAAGATAGTACGCAAGGTTCACTTTGCTCATGTGGTTGATAAGTTGGGCGAATCATTTGTTGATGATTATAAATGCGATCAGCTTATAGACAGCATTGCGCCTGAGGTTGTAGAAAACATGATTCGTTTTGGAGTCAACAAGGGGCTTAGATGACTGACTTCAAGTACAAACCAGATGGTGACGTACTCAAGGCTTTTATGAAAGACGATACATTCTTTCGTGGCGTAAGAGGCCCAGTTGGTTCTGGTAAATCTGTTGGTTGCTGTGTTGAAGTATTTCGCCGCGCGCTTTCTCAAAAGAAATCAGAGAGCGGTATACGCAAAAGCCGTTGGGCTATTATTCGTAATACCAATCCACAGCTAAGAACTACCACTATTAAGACTTGGCTTGATTGGTTTCCCGAAAGCGACTGGGGTAGATTTACTTGGTCTGTTCCGTACACTCACCGCATTAAAAAGGGAGACATAGACCTTGAGGTTATTTTCCTTGCACTTGATAGGCCAGAAGATGTCAAGAAACTCTTATCTTTGGAACTTACCGGCATCTGGATTAACGAGGCCCGAGAGATTCCTAAAAGTATTATTGATGCTTGCACGATGCGTGTTGGGCGGTTTCCTTCTATGCGTGATGGTGGCCCTAGTTGGACTGGCGTTATTGCCGATACCAACGCCCCTGAAGAAGATCATTGGTGGCCCATTATGGCTGGAGAGGTTCCAATCCCAGATCATATACCGCGTGAGCAAGCTAAGATGCTGGTTAAACCAGACAACTGGTCTTTCTATACGCAGCCCTCTGGGATGGTGGCGCAGAAGAATGAAGAAGGTGAAGTAGAAAGTTACGTTCCAAACGGTAAGGCTGAAAACACAAAGCATATGTTAAAGTCTTATTACCCTAATTTAATTCAAGGTAAGACAAAAAGTTGGATAGATGTTTATGTAATGAACCAGCTTGGAACCATTCAAGATGGCAAACCTATATACCCAATGTTCGCAGCAGACACGCATGTTGCAAAAGAAGAAATTGCCATTGCCGCTTCGTTGCCCCTTTATGTCGGCTTAGACTTTGGCCTAACCCCCGCCGCCGTGCTAGGGCAAAAGGTAAGGGGAAGGTGGTTAATCCAAGCTGAAGTCGTTGCATTCGATATGGGCATTGTAAGATTTGCTGAGGTGCTGCGACAGGAAATAGCCACAAGGTTTTCAGAATGTTCTGATGTATATATTTATGGCGATCCAGCGGGAGACTTTAGAGCGCAGACTGATGAATCGACTCCTTTTCACATTCTGCGCGGTGCTGGCTTGAAGGCGTTTCCAGCGCCCTCCAACTCTGTTGACCTACGTCTTGAATCAGTCTCCTCTCAGCTGAACAAGATGACCGAAGGTAAGCCAGCATTTTTAATTGACAGGCGTTGCCCACAGCTTATTAAAGGTTTTGAGGGCGGCTATCAGTATAAGCGCATGGAAGTGTCTGGTGAAAGATATGCTGACAAACCAGATAAAAACATGTATTCGCATATTCATGATGCGCTTCAATATCTCTTGTTAGGTGCTGGCGAAGGACGAGCCTTGATGAATAATCAGAAACCGTCTAAGCCTGTAGTAGCTAAAAGAAACTTTGATGTGTTTAACAAAGGCCCACGTATGCGAAGATCCGCTGGCGTTTGGTCTAGAATGTAGGAGATAGCTATGTGTTTTGGTGGTGGTGGCCCTTCTAGTGAGGAAAAGCAAGCAGCAGCAGATCAAAGGGTTGCAGCAGAACAAGCAAAGCGATTAGAAGTAGAAAAACGCGCAGAAAGCAAACGTGAAGATATTAGCGAGGCTTTATCTGCAAGAACGCAACAGCGTGGTATGCGCGGTGGTCGTGGCCGTAGATCTTTGTTTCGCTCTGGCGGCGCTGGATTCTTAGGGCGGTTTAACTCATGAATACATTGGCAGAGCAAAAACTAAAGAAGTACCAGAAGGCAAAAGCCTTTCGGGAAAACTGGGTTCCTCTCTTTGAGGAGTGTTATGAATACGCTCTGCCTCAACGTGAGTCGTTTTATTATGAAGAAGCTGGACAACGCAGAGATGAAAAGATCTTTGATGAAACAGCAGTAGTTGGTGTTCAAGAGTTTGCTAGCAGATTGCAGTCTGGCATTGTGCCTAACTTTGCTAGGTGGGCTGATCTTGTGTCTGGCAGTGAAGTGCCAAAGGATCAGCGTGAAGCAATTGATAACGAGCTAGATGAAGTTACTGAATATGTATTTGAGGTATTGCAGAACTCCAATTTTAGCCAAGAGGTTCATGAATCCTTTATGGACTTGGCTGTTGGTACTGGTGTCTTGTGCGTCGAAGAAGGGGATTCAATTAATCCAGTCAACTTTACCGCAATACCCCTTCCACATGTCGTACTTGATACTGGGCCAGACGATAAGATTGATCATGTATTTAGAGAGCGCAAGAAGATTCCCTTTGATGAACTAAGAATTCTTTTTCCTGATGGTCAGTTTGATCCAAGGGTCGAACAGCAAATGGGCAAGGACAGAGAAACTACTGTTCTTGAACTTGTATGCCGCGACTACAGTAAGCGAAACGAAGAAGCTTACTATCACTATGCATTTTGCATGAGTACCAAAACAACGCTATACGAAAAACAAATGAAGGGCGTAGGATCTAATCCTTTTATTTGCTTTAGATGGTCTAAGTGTTCTGGTGAGGTATATGGTCGTGGACCTATTCTTAATGCTCTATCTGCTATTAAAACTACTAACTTAACCATTGAGCTTATTCTTGAGAATGCTCAGATGTCTATCTCTGGTATATATCAAATGGAAGACGATGGTGTAGTTAATGTTGATACAATTAATTTAGTACCGGGGACTATTATACCAAAGGCTATGGGTTCTGCTGGGCTTCAGCCTATACAAGCAGCAGGTCGCTTTGATGTAGCGCAGCTTGTTCTTAACGATATGCGGCTTAATATTCGCAAGGCTTTGTTCATGGATATGCTTGCCGATCCTAACAAAACTCCTGCAACTGCAACTGAGGTGGCCGAAAGAATGGCTGATTTATCTAGGAGAATGGGTTCTTCGTTTGGAAGATTGCAAGCAGAACTCGTGCAGCCCGTACTTCAGCGTGTAATTTACATCCTAAAGAAGCAGGGCCGCATAGAAGTACCTACAGTAAATGGCAGGGAAGTTAAAGTGCGTTCTGTATCTCCACTTGCTCAAGCACAAGCAAATGAAGATATCTCAAGTGTTGCGCGCTTCTTAGAACTTGTTGGTGGAGCCTTTGGCCCTGAGATGATGCAGATGTTAATTGATTCAGAGAAGACAGCTATATTCCTATCTAAAAAGTTTGGTGTTCCAGAGAGCTTGATTCGTGACGAAGAACAGCGTAGACAAATAGCTGCGGTTGCGCAGCAAATGGCTCAGCAGCAAATGGCTCAACAGCAACAAGGAATGCAAGTTGGCGACGAAAGCTAATATTGGCATAGACGGAATACAGCGTCACATAGATAGGGACGTTGAAATAAGCAAGAACATAGCTCAGATATTTAACACGCCTACTGGAAAGGCTGTGCTTCAATATCTCAGGTCTGTAACTATTGAGATGGTTAATGGGCCTAATGTATCTACAGAAGAGCTAAGGCATATAGAGGGGCAGCGATATATTGTTGGCCTTCTTGAACAGCGCATATCACATGCACATAGGAGTAAAGACAAATGAATGATGAAGCAGCAATTGAAGCGGCGGAAGCGGATGGCCGTGATTTTGTAACTCAAGAGGATGTAGATCAAGCGGCTGCGCCTGAGCGTCCAGAGTGGTTGCCAGAAAAATATAAAACAGGTGAAGACTTAGCAAAAGCGTATAAGGAACTTGAATCCAAGCTTGGCGGCAAGGATGAAGAAATACGAGAGGCTTTGCTTGAGGAAATAAAAACAGAAGCTTTTGCTGATAGGCCAGAAACTGCTGGTGATTATCAGCTTCCAGATATTGTTGATGATAATCTTGCTGTTGACAATGATCTTTTGCAGTGGTGGTCTGAGCATTCTTTTGAAAACGGTTATGGTCAAGAAGAGTTTCAAAAGGGCATAGAGATGTATGCTCAGGCGATTAATGGAACTCAGCCAGATATGGAAGCTGAATCAGAAAAGCTTGGTGATAATGCCAGCACAAGAATTGAAGCTGCGTCTATGTTTGCTAATAAGTTTTTTCCAGAAGATGCACTGCCAGCTATTGAGCGTATGTGCGAATCTCACGAAGGCATTATAGCGCTAGAAACTATTATGGAAAAAATGAAGGATGGTAATTTTGCTGGCAATACTAGCCCATCTCCCTCTCTTACGGAAACTGGATTAAAAGAACTAATGAAAGACCCAAGGTATTGGGAGCCTAAGAGTAGAGATCCAAACTATATAAAGCAGATAGACGATGGCTGGCAACAACTTCACAAAAGAAGAAGTTAAGATTATAAAAAGGGGGAGTTATTATTTGACTCCCCTTAAATCTTTTCACATTGATGAGCTTGAAAGAGTTCTTTCAAAAGAAAATCGCAGAGAAATAAAATTACTTGGATATTGCGATGTAAGGACTGCACTAGAAGTAATGAGCAAAACATCTGAGGCTTATGTTTGTCGTAAAGATGGGGGTGAGCTTTTGTTTGTTGGCGGTCTTTGGTTTTGCGAAGATCAAGACTGGCCCCAAATGTTTGCTATGTTTTCCAGTAAAATAAGGGAAAACTTTACTATGCTAGCGCGTGGATCAAAAATGCTAGTAGAGTTTTTTGATCAAAGCCAATCGCATATGTCTATGACAATTCTTGCTGATTACGAAGGCATGGTAAGCTGGGCAACGTGGCTAGGCTTTGATCCTGTTGGTGTGTCTACGCAGAACGGAAATAAGTATGTTGAATTTGTTCGTTGCAATTTAGATCAAAATTGTGTTTATGATGAACCACGACAGCCCGTAATACATTGAGAGGCCCGTAAGGATACCCTCGCTGAGATAGAAAAGCGGATACCTGTGATTAACTGAAACTTCTAATAGGACTGTAAAAATGGCTAATACTATAGACGTAGCTTTTATCAAGCAGTTTGAAACTGAAGTACATATGGCGTATCAGCGTATGGGTTCCAAGTTACGGAACACTGTGCGTACGACAAATGTCACAGGTTCAACTGCTCGTTTCCAAGTAATCGGAAAAGGCACTGCAACTACTAAATCTCGCAACGGTAATGTAACTCCAATGGAGTTGGCGCACACCAATGTCGAAGTAACAATGGCTGACTTCTATGCCTCAGAGTACATGGACAAGCTTGATGAATTAAAGATTAACATCAACGAGCGTCAAGCTGTAGCGCAATCTGCTGCTGCTGCACTCGGTCGTAAGACTGATGAAATCTTAATTACAGCAATGGATGCTGGTGCTAATACCACTCAGATTGGTGCAACTGGCAGCGCAGTAAGCAAAGCTGACTTGTTGTCATTGTTTGAAACCCTTGGGAATGCTGACGTTCCAGAAGACGGGCAACGCTATTTAGCTATGTCTCCTTCTGGTTTTGCTGACTTGTTTAATATTAATGAGTTTGCTTCTTCTGATTACGTTGGCCCTCAGAACCTGCCGTTTGCTGGCGGTATGACAATGAAAGAGTTCTTGGGATTCAAGATCTTTTCAACGTCTGCTGTAGCTGGTGGTAAAAACTTTTCGTACCATACATCTTCAGTAGGGCTTGGCGTAAATGCTGATGTTCAAACTGAGGTAAACTATATTGCGGAAAAAGTCTCACACCTTGCCACATCAATGATGTCTATGGGTGCTGTCGTTATTGATAGCGATGGTATCTATGAAGTCCTTGATAATAACTAAGAGGATTAATCATGGCTTATAATTCAGCAAACCTTACTCGTTTGAGTGGTGCTTCTGGTGTTTCTTTGTGGCACTATACTACAACAGATGCTTTTTCTGTTGTTCGTGCAGAAGATTACTTTGAAGATGCTCACCCGATGCTAAATATTAACGATGTTATTTTCGTTATTTCCGCATCAGGCGGCACACCAGTAGCTACATTGACTTACTTTAACGGCGTTGCAACCACTGCGGTTGACGTTGTTGATGGTAATACAATTAGCGCAACTGATACCTAAAGGAGTGGGGGCTTCGGCCCCCAAACCAACATGCCAAGAGTAGCTGATTCATCATTAGAAGTTGCAAGTAACGCATTATATCTTATTGGTGCTGACGGGATTACCGACTTTGCAGCTAGTACATCTGAAGCAAAAGTAGCTAATGCTTTATATGAAGACATTGTTCAGACTTCATTTGCTTCTTTTCGTTGGCGTTTTGCCACAACTCAAATAGATCTTACACGCTTAGCAACCGCTCCCAAGGGTAGGTTTTCAGCGTCTTATCACATTCCAGCATCTTGCGTTACGGTAATAGGCGCAACGATTAATGATGCACTAATTAAATACGACATCTACGGCAATAAAATATTCTGTGACGCGGATACAAACGATACCGTTGTTTTAGATTATGTTGAGAGAGCGCCTGAGTCTAGCTGGCCTTCTTACTTTACTACAGCAATTGAGTTTACTCTTGCTGGCTCCTTTGCAATCTCTTTAGCTAGGGATGCACAGCTTGCTCAGTTAATGGAGCAGAAAGCTGCGGCATTGTTTATAAAGGCTAGGAACATTGATTCTCAGCAGCAGACAACGCGCAAGCTAACAACATCGAGGTTTATTGCTGAAAGGCGCAGTTAATGCAGAAAGTAAGAGTTCCAATTAACAGCTTTCAGTATGGAGAAATCAGTGACTCATTAATAATGAGAACGGATTCACCTGTTTATAATCAGTCTGCCCAACGATTAGAAAACCTTCTTGTTATGAGCGAAGGATCTGTAAAAAAAAGAACAGGCTTAAAGCATATATATAATTATGGAATTACTTTTAGCTCAACTTATCCAGAACAGTCTCATTTATACAAATTTATATTTGATGACAATGAAGAGTATGTAATATCTATTGAGCATCAGAAAGTAAGATGTTTTCAACTTGAAACAAACGGCAATGTAACTTTAGTTCAGACCCTTACTACTGATGTTAATTCAGTAGCCCTTCCTTTTGACAGGGAGTATTTACAAGAATATACAGCTGCTCAGTATGGCGATGTAATGTTTATATCACATCCTTTGTTTGCGCCTAGATTGCTTATAAGAACAAGCCTTACTTCTTTTGAGGTAGATACTTATTCATTTGATGCGCGTGCAGATAATAAGGTTACTTATCAACCATACTCAAGATTCCAAAGCTCTAGCCTTTTGTTTGACCCAAGCGCAATAAGCGGATCAATTACAGCTTTTGTTTATTATAGTGTTACCGCAGCAGTACTTGACACAGGAATTGCATATACGCCTTGGACGCCTAGCAATTTAGCAGTTGGAGAGTTTGGAAAAACTGGAATATTTCCAGAAGCAAGGCAAATAGTAATTACGCCTTCTACAATTGCTACAAGGACACATACAATTAATGGCACTAATATAAGCGGAACATCTATTAGTGAAACCATTAATACAACTAGCAACTCAGCAGTAACTTCAACAAAGTATTTTAAAACAGTTACCAGTATTACTACAACTTCTACTACGGGGGGTTATAGAATAGATACTGGAGTTAAAGGCAGACCAGCTTATTTCTCATCAGGTCATGTTGGTACAATAATTAGATATCATGAACAGGAAATAGAAATTACAGCAGTAACAGATGCAGCAACAATAGCTGGTACTGTTGTTGATGAGCTTGTTGCGCGTTTATCTGTTTTAAATCCTCTTAGAACAAGAGATGGTTCAAGCACAGTTGAGGTTACTCAGATTAATCATGGTCTTAATGTAGGTGATGCAATTACAGTACAAGATGCTTCTGCAACTGGCGGTATTAATAGTGGTAATTTAAATGTTACAGATCAAGTTAGAGAAATAATAGATGATAATACCTACACCTATCAGGCTGGTGGTTCTGCATCTAGTAGTGAGGATGGTGGTGGGCATGTGTCTATATCTTGCCATGCTCCAACAACAACATGGGATGAACAATCATTCTCTGCTGTAAGAGGATATCCTGCTGCTGTTGTCTTTCATGAAAACAGACTGTGCTTTGGCGGCACGTTATCTGAACCTGATACAATATGGATGAGTAAGATTGGTAGCTTCTTTAACTTTGATGTAGGTGAGGCTGCTGACGATGATTCAATTAACTTAGTTGCTGCAACTGGTGACTCTCACGAAATAAGATACATGATTTCTAATCGTGATCTTCAAGTGTTTACTTCTACTGGCGAACTATATGTTCCTACTTACTTGAACCAAGCAATCACTCCAACTAACGCTCAGATAAGAATGCAAACACCATATGGTACAGAGTTTGTAACGCCAACATCTATAGATGGTGCAACTATATTTGTTCAGAAAAATGGCAGAATTGTTAGGGAATACTTATACAGTGACTCTGAGGATGCATATACATCATCTGCTATTTCTACTCTAGCTTCTCATTTAATTGATTCTCCAAAGTATTTATCTGTAGCTCATAGTGGATTTGAGCTTGCAGATTCATACGCTGCCTTTTCACTAACTAATGGTGACTTAATTCTGTTTACTTCTAATAGGGCTGAAAAAAGAGCGGCTTGGACTAGAGTTAGTACGTCTGGCAACTTTGGATCTGTTATAGCAATACACAGTAGATTGTTTGCAAATGTATACGATAGTAATGGTAAGCTACATCTCTGTGAGTTTAATACAGATAGAGGCTTAGACTTATGGCAAAGTAAATCTGTTGTTGCTAACAAGGTAGATGCAAGTGATATTTATAGCAGCGGAGATGTAGTTGATGTATATGGGTATGTCTCTTCTAGTGGGTATACTTACTTAAATCAGTTTACTGTAGATAGTAATAATGACATTGATTTGTCTGCATATGCTACTCCTTCAACGGTAAATTATACAGTTACTGTAGTAAATGATGGCGGTAATAAATACGCAATAGCTGGCATATCTGGATCTGCTCCTACTCTTAGTTTTTCTCGCGGAAATACTTATGTGTTTGATCTTTCAGATTCATCAAACTCTGGTCATCCCTTTGCATTTAGAACAAGTGCAGATGCATCTTATACAACTGGTGTAACTACAACGGGAACGGCTGGACAGGCTGGAGCTAAGGTTACTATAGTAGTAGCTAGCGATGCGCCTGCTTCTTTAAAATATTACTGTACAGTTCATGGCAACTCCATGGGTAATACAATTGCAGTAAGTGATTTTGTTAATACCTATGAGAGCGCTGAGTTTGGGAAGAAGTTTACTGCTAAGTTAGTAAGCAATCCAATAGATGCAAACATGGGCAATGGGCCTTCAACTGGCACAACAAGGGGAATTACCAACATTGTTGTTGATGTTAAGTCAACAGAATCAATGAAGGTAAATTCAAATGATGTTGTTAGTTCAAGCTTTACTGGGAAGAAAGAAGTAAAAACTTTGGGGTACAATAGAAATCCACAGATAACTATTGAGCAAGACAAGCCACTAGGCTTACAGATTAATGGAATAGTAGCGGAGTTAATAATCTAATGGAACCAATGACAATGGCTCTTATAGGATCAACTGTTATGAGTGCATTTGGTTCAATCGCAGCTGGAAAAGCTCAACAAGAGGCGTCAAAGCTAAATGCTTTTAATGTTGAAACTGACAAAGTAAGAAATAAAATTCAAACTCTTCAAAATTCTAAAAATAGAAGGGAGCAATATATTGCTAACACTTCTACTAACAACGCAATGTTTTCTGCTATGGGCAGAGATATTGGTTCAGATAGATCTGTTGAAGCTTTTTTCAAAAAACAAAAAGAAACCACAGGAGAAGATCTTTATAATATAGCTTATATGGGAGAAGCTAAAGGCGCAAAGCTTCAACAACAAGCAACTGCACAAAGAATAGAAGGTACGGCTGCAATGCAATCTGCAACTATAGGCGCACTTACAACTTTAGCATCTGGCTATTATGAATATCAAACAATCAAACAAAAACCTTTAAATCCTACAGCCTAGTGAGAAAATAATGGCAGTAATTAAAGAGCAAAAACAATACTCTATTGGCCCAATAGGAGTAGCAAGAGCAAGCGAAGGCGGTAGAATAACTGCTGAAGCAATTGCTCAATCAGCTAATTCTTTTTCTAAAATGTTTTATAACGAAGGTTTAAGACAAGCTAAAGAAAGTGGAGATGAGCTTGGTAGATCTATAGCTCTTTCAAATATTAAAGGCATTGATCCAAAAACAAAAAAACCTGTAGCTTTAAATGAAATGCAGGGCATGGGTCGAGCGCAAGCTGAAGCATTTCAGAGAGTTGTTAACGCTCGCTTTGAGCAATCAATTGAAGAAGAAATACACGCTAAAGCTTCTGTGTTAGCGGAAGCTGTAGATGGAAAACCAAATTCTGTACAATTATTTTCTGATTCAATGTTTGAATACCTTGAGCAAATGTCTAGTCATACAAATGGTCAATATGGTCAATTTATAAAAGACACTGGTGCTATTTGGACAGTTAAATCAGCAGCTGCCTTAGAACAAGCAAACATTAGAAGACAAAGGGCGCAAGCAAAACTTGACTTAGAAAAACGCAACGCTCAGTTAAATGATTTAGCTTTTGATAATGGCCTTTCGGGAAATATTGAAGGCTTTGCAAAAATGCAACAAGTTACTGAGCAAGGCACAACTGACTTAGCGACTGTTCTTAACGATCCATCTGAAAAAAACAAATCTTTTATTAAACAGAGTACTAGTTTTGCATTAGGTCTTATAAATAATAAAATGACTTCCTTGAGTATGGATCAAAGATTTAATCTTATTCAATCTCTTAGTCGTTATGGAAGTAAAACCGTTACTTTAACTCCAGAAGTGCAAGCTATTCAAGAACAAATTCTTCAATATTTACCTAATGATATTAGCGATATTATGGACTTTGCTGCTACAGCAGATACTTTTAGAAAAAATCTAGATGTATACGACTCTACGCAAGTTAGTCGAATAAATATTCTTGCAGGACTTGCTGATGAAAATGTAAAACTTTTAGCAGATAAATTAAACCTTGAAGCTCAAATTGAAGTGGATGAAGATAGTTATTTTTATAATTCATTTAGTGACCCTTTAAAGGCTTATTCTAATATTACTGCACTTAGACAAACCCGTGATGACTATATTAGTGAAGAAAAAACTTTAAAAACATTAGGAAACGAACCTGTTACTAAACTTATAAATCTTATCGGAAAAGCTGAAGATCAAGCTTTAACTGGATTAGTTTTAAAAGCTATACAAAATACTGACTTAGATGAAAGTGAAATAATTCTAATAAAAAATTATTTATCCCAAAAGAATGTACAAGGACTTGTTAATGTTGGCCTTAAGTTTTCTACTGAAGAAAGAAAAATTGTAGACGAATTAATTAGAATAGGTAATCCAGAAAGATTAGAGGGAATAGCTAATAATTTAGAGTCATCACTTAAAAACATAAAAGCTATTAGAAAGAAAGCTTCACAAGTTTACCTTGATACAAATATAGACATGCTTGCTGCTCAAATAAGCGATGGCTCACTTTCAGATTTAGATACAAATCTTGAAAACGCTGACGCTAAAATAGGAAAACATTTATTAAATATTGATAACCCTAAAAAATATGAAGACATTCTAATTGCTGCTCAAGGCAAATTAGTTTTAAACGATTTTTTAGCTAAAAACAAAAACAATCCTAGCGTTTTAGCGGAGTTAAATGTTCTTGCATCAAATCCTTCTGCAAAAGAAAAAGACTTATTAGCCTTAAGCCAGACGGGTGTTTTAGATGTTTTAAAAGAAAATTTAAGCAAGATTACAAATGTAAGTGATAGAACTTCTTTAGTTACTAGGTTTATAGAAAGAGTTAATAACTTAGACAAAACAAGAAGTGATGCTCAAGCAGAAGCTATATCTAAAGCAGACTCTGCTTTGCAATATGAGATAGCTGTATTTCAATCTCAAATTGCTGACGTTGACAACTATGTTGATTTAGAAAGAAATAGAGTTAAGATTTTTTCTACAATAAAAGCTTCTTCTACTGGAGATCCAAAAGTAAGAAAAGAATTATTTGATAGCATTAATAAAGACATATCAAGCCGTCAGATTGCGCTATTAATTAGTAGCTTTACTACTGAAGAACAAATGAACGAAGCTTTATCTGTTATTAACAATCCTAATAATCTTTATGATAGAGCAACAACTTCTCTTTCTAAAGATGATTATAATTTAATTGTAAACGCTACAAAAAAATATGGCGACAAACAAAAAGATTGGGATGAATTAAGCAGTCAAGCTAATGCTGATATAACTATTGCAATGAAAAACCTTAAAGACAGAGAAAGACAAGACGCAGAGAAAAGTCAAAATCAATCTTTCTTAGGTCTTTCTGCAATAAACAATGCAGGAATGCCAGAAGTTCAAGAAGCTTTTGCAGCGTTTTCTTTAAAAAGATTTGGTCTAGATTATGAACCCGCTGATTTATTTCAAAACATATCTAAGTATTTAAATGCAGAAGCGGGATCACCTGAAGCTCAAGCAGGTAAATTACTTAATTTTTACTTCAAGAGATCAACAGAAATACTACCTCCTTCTTTAAAAACTTTTATTAAAAGAGGGGCTGGAGGTGGAGCATTTAATGGCGAACCTGTAAGCGTTGAGTCATTGTCTATTCTTTGGAGAAACATTGGCAGTCATACCTTTGAAGGAAAGAAAATTATATCCAATACTGCAATTGATTCTTTTGACTCTACAACGCGAGGCGTTTTGGATGGCTTACTAGAAAACTATAAAGGTGGAGTTCCTGCAGAATATTTAGATAATGTTCGAGTAGCTTTATCTGATAATGAAAAAATAGAAAAAAGATTAATTGCTGAATTTGGTGACAGAGGAGTTTTTGGAGACTATCAAAGTGTATATGAAATTGCCGCTGATATGATTGGTTCTGAGTTTGAAGCATCACCTCAATTGCATGGAGCCATGGAGGGATATCTTAAAGGTCTTTTTGCTGCTGGTGTTAGTAGAGAAGATGCTAAGCAAATTCTTGACAATCATTTTGATAGTTATTTTTCTGTTGACAATTACACAGTAGACCTTACTGGGCAGCCTTTAAATGAGCGTACTACAGTAAACTTACAAAATGTATTTCCTAATGAAAGGGATTCTGTAATTCGTTTTGCTGAGCAAGCTTTAATAAAGGAAATTGGAAAAGAGGCTTATGAAGATAACTATCTGCCTTTAACTACTTTTGCCTTTCAAGGCCAGCCAAGAAATCCTATACGCCCTAAAGGCGTTAGATATTTTGCTACAGAATCGGACCTTGATTTTAAAGGAAAAAGAATGTTGTTTTTTTTCCCAACTCCTAATTCAACAAGATCACAAGCAGAGTTTAGGTTGGCAACTTTAGATGCAGGAGGAGTAGTTATGCCTCTTGTGGATTCAAATGTTGTAATTAAAAACTTTGGAGAGGGTGTAAACTTTGATCTACAAAGGTTTATTGTAGAAGAAAATTTAACTTACCCTAGTCGTGTAGAACTTATGATAGAAAAATTTGACGGAATGAACCCGTTAGACATTTTTAATTCTATTGTAAACTCAGCAGGACGTTCTTTTGGTTTAGGAGAATAAGTTGGAAACTTTTAATTTAACTTCAAGACCACAAACTACTGCAACTCTATATAGCAATTCAACTCAACTTGTTGGAGATTTAAGAGAAACAGGAGTAGATATCCTTGAAGGAATGGTTAAACAAAGCTTTGGCTTTAAGGAAGATTTAAGTTTTAATATTTCTGATCACCTAAGACCACAACATTATATGTTTCAAGATCAATTAAACCTTGCGAAAAGCAAAGCTGAATTTGATTTTATTTACAAGCAAATACGAAGAGAAAACAGAAGAATGCAAACTGCTTCTAATGCGCCTTGGACAGCGCATGTTGCTGCTATGCCATTTGATTATTTAAATGCAATCCCAGGAATTGTTGCGTTTAAATCTCCAACACTTTTGTCAAAAATAAACAATGCTGCATTAACTGGGTTTGCTATTCAAAGCGGTATAGAAACTTCTAGATATTTTGGTGGTGCTAATTACACTGCTGAACGTGCTGTTTCATCTGTTGTAATGTCTACAGCATTTAGTGCTGCTATTGGTGGTTCTGTTGATTTAGGAGTTAGAGCGCATAGAAGTTTTGTAATAGATGCTCATAGGAACTATAGAAATCTTCAACAAGAAATTACTGCAATGGAAAATTTGCAAAATAGAGTTGATGAGTTTGCTGGAAAAGCAAGAGAATCTAGAACCCATGGCATACTTGAAGATGCTGAATTATCAGAAAAAATAACATATACAGAAAGACGTATTTTTGGTCTTGAAGAAGGCATTGCAGAAGCTAAAAAAGCACCACCCTCTGATGAAAATTCAAAGTTTATATTAAGAATGCGTAATTTAGTTGATGAGGAAACAACAAAATTATCTGAATTTATAGATGAACAATCTTCTAGGCTTGTAGATAATGCAACTGTTGATGGAGTTGTTGATCCCTATAGATTAGCTAATGGCACTTATAATCCAATACCTAATCCAATGTCTGATATTCAACAGCTTGATCCTATTGTTGGCCCTGATTCAAAGCCAAACTTTAATGGGTTAAATATGCTTAAAAAAGCTGCATTAAAAATGGCTGGAGATCTTGGAAGGCTTACAAAAGGTAATTTAGCAGGAGTTGCATCTGATGAAACTGTTTTCATAGCAGCATCTACTGAAAGGCGTCATTGGCAACAGTATGGTAGAATGGCTAGGCAAGCTTATGCAGAAGGCACAGGCGCATCTAACAGAACATTATTTCAAATGAACTCTACAAGTATGTTAAGAGGGCTTACTGGATCAGGCCCAACTTATCGACAGTATCTTATAGAGGCTAATAGAAAAAGATTGTTTGGAATAGCTCCAGAAAATGATGCGGAGGCTAGAGTTATTCGTGGAATTACTGAGTTTTATGATCGTTGGAGAAGCGTAACAGAGCAATCTAATTTAATTGGCAGAACAGGTTTAGATTCTGAAATTAAGATACTAAACTTAGAGCTGTCTAGAATTAAAGATAAATTAGCAACAACGCATAAAGAAAGTCTTTATTTTAAAGATAGGCTTACTACCACTGAAGAAAAAATTAAGATTTTTCAATCTGCTTTAGATATTGTTTCAAAAACTTCTGCTGGGCCTAGATCAACAGAACCATTTTTTAATCGTATTTTTGATGTGCCTAGGATTCAAAAAAATGAACAACGGTTTAAATCTATAATCTTTGATCACTTTATGAATCAAGGCTCTTACATTCGATATAACCCAGAAACAAAATTATATGAGCGCAAAGGTCTTCCCTCTAATCCAGCTATAGTTATGGAAGCGGTTGATGATGTTTACAAATCTATTGTAGATGATCCTGATCCTTTAAATTCTGATGGCTTGGCTGGGTTAACTAAAAGCGTAAAGCTTGCTCATAGAATGTTAGATATAGACAATAGAGTTTTGTATGATTTTATTCAGCAAGATCCTCTTGAGGCTATGAAGAATTATACAAATAAAACTGCTCCTAAATATCATTTCTCAAGATTGTTTGATGGAAAAAATCCAGAACAAGTATGGACGGAAATAAACGATCAACTTGTTGTAGATGGTTACAGTACTCAATTTATAGATGAGGCACGCAAAAATTTTACTGTTTTAGAAAACAGAGTAATGAGCCGTGTTTTTAGAGATCCAACTCGCTTTGACATTAAGGCTGCTGAGTATTTAAGAAGTTTTGCAAGTGTAAATTATCTTGGAACCGCTGGATTTGCTTCATTCCCTGATTTCTCAAGGATTGTTATGGAGAATGATGCTGGTGATATTTTTCAACATTCATTAAAAATGTTTAATACACCTGAGTTTAGAGCTTCTATGCGAGATGTTAAAGACGAATTTGGTGAAAGTTTAGATATTGAATTAGGTGTTGTGCAGCATCGTGTATCTGAAGGTTTAGTAGACAACACTAATCCCAATAGCGTTTGGAATAATGTTCAGCAAACAGCTCATATCTTAAATTTTCTTGGTCCTTTTACTGAATTTTTTAAAACAATGGAGGGTTCGTTAAGGCAGCATACTTTAATAAAACGTATGAGAAAAATAGTTGATGGCAATGCTTCTCAGTTTGAATTGGATTACTTAAGCAGATATGGGTTTTCTATAAAAGAAATGAAAGAAATTGTTACTAAAGCTCCTATTCAAGAACTAGATGGCAGGATTTTGCCAAATGTAGGCGACTGGGAAACAGCAGGAATTAGTTATGAAACAATTCAAAAATTTAGGAACTCTATAAATTCAGGTGTTTTAAATACAATTATGTCAGGAACTCCAGCTGATAGACCAGTACCAGCAGATGGCATTGTGTATATACCTATGAGGGTTGCTAAAAAATTGCCTTGGGGTAACAAATTACCAGAAGATGAAATAGTAAAAGGTTATGTTAGAATTGAAAGTGGAGCTTTGACTCTGCCGTTTCAATTTTACAATTATATGTTTGCGGCAATGAACAAAGTAACTGCTGCTTATACATCTGGACAAGTTAAGAATAGAATGACTGGAGCTTTTGCAGCAATTGGTATGGGTTATTTAGCTGTTTGGATGAAGACTCCCGATTACATTTGGGATGAAATGAGCGAAAAAGATAAGTTTGCTAGAGCTTTTGATTATAGTGGGCTTGCTTCTTTGTATTCAGATTTAATGTACACCTCTATGCAGCAAACTATGTTGGCTGGTGGCAATCCTATAATGAGTAGATATGTTGCTCCTAAGTTTACAGAAGATCCTAGCGCTTTAGATTTTGTAACTGGAATTGCTGGAGCTGGCCCATCTACTCTTCAAGATATTGGCGAGGGTGCTTACAATCTTCTTGCTGGTGATTCATCACAAGGAGCAAAAATGCTTTACAACACAATACCTTTAACTGGCACTGTGTTTGGAAAGTTTATTAGCTCTCAATTTCAAGATGGATTTAGATAGTTTGAAATTAATTAGTAACTATGGTAACGAAAGCTAAGCCAGATAGGAGATAGATATGGCATCCTTTGTTAAAATAAACGACTTTGTTGCGAACGCAGTAGAAAATATGGATTTGGAAAGTGACCAACTTATAATTGCTTTGTCAAATACAGCACCATCATCTGAAAGTTCTAACCCAACTGCGGATACTAATGGTATTTTAGGCAATGTAACCCAAATTAGTTACAGTAACTTGTCTTCAAGAAACCTAACAACAAGCTCATCTGGACAATCAGGTGGTGTTTATAAACTTGTTCTTGCTGATTTAACGCTTACTGCATCAGGCGGTAGTGTTGCTGCTT